CATGGGCGCGTCCTTTCGCCCGTTAGCGTGGCAGGGCTGTCAACCGAACACGGCTTTCGCGTACCGCTGGGTAAGCCGCCTCGCTCGCATCTGCACGCGAGTCCCCCATTCATTGAGCCACCGCTGGCGAGCCTCACACCCGCACCCGCCGGGAGTGCCCTCGGTGCGCGTCCACCGCTCGACTCGCTCCTTGGTCACGCCAACGCGAGCCAGGCACCGCTCCACAAAGTCGCCCAAAAGGAACGGCCGCCACACTTCGACCGGCGGCGGGCGGCACTCGCGAAACGTGGGCAGCCGCCGGGCCTGGTGTCCGCAAACGCGGCACCGCAGATCGACGCTATCGTAGTCGCAGCGGGTCACGAGATCGTCGCGGTGTAGGCAGGAGTGTCGAACGCCCCAGAGACCAGCGTGTACGCCCCAGCCGGTGGCGAACAGACCGGGAAATCGATGCAATCGCAGCCAGGGTTGTACGCGCCCGGAACGAACTCAAACTCCCCGGCATACAGGTTAATCCGAAGCCGGCATTTCTTGTAGCACGTATCGTCGCAGTCTGCGGCAACGAATGTATTCAATGCGCCAGGGCCAGTGTTAGACAGCGTCGCACATGGCTCTATCGCAGCCTCTAGCGTGAACGCATAGGTAGTTCCCTCAAACACATACGAAAAGCCGCCTTCCCATAGCGTAGTGTTCGCGTTGGTGCTGATTAATCTGCTGCCTCGGCTCAGTACGTAGTCTCCCTCTGCGGGCCTGCCGAACGAGCTCTCAATCAGATATTCCAGGTTGATGGTAACCTCGGCCGGCGTGGCCTCTTCGTTCAGGCAGCACGAGCCACAGACGCCGGTCGCGTGAGATGAGCCGCCAGCGATTGAGGGAACTACCGGGGAGCCCGTGGCATCCTCGACACTGCCGCCGCCAGAGACAACGGTCGCGGTGACATCGTTAAACGCGGTCACGCTCTGGGCCTTGTCGGGAAACTCCAGCGTAAAGCTACTGCAATTCGCGATCTGTTCCTCGGTGGTCAGGCTGACGAGCGGGGCTTGCAGCAACGACTTCGCGGGCTCGGCACTCTTGTCTTGGCGGTACTCAAACACAATGGCTGCAGAAGAATACGTGCCGAGAGCCAGAGGGTTGCACAGATAGGCCCGGTACTCGCACGCATAACTCTGAATGTTGAAGAAGCTCCCGAAGAACTTACTGCGGGCCAGCACGAACGACTTGCCGTTCATGTAGTCGCCCATGCACCATGTATTGGGAAACCCCGTGGCTTCGTAGCCACTGCCGCCGTTAGTTATCGTGACGCTCGTGATCTTGCCGAACGTCGGGCTATCGGGGTCATCGTCCACGTTCGCCGCGAGCACCGCCCCGGCTCCATCGCTCGGATCAATCTGCTCGAGCACTACGGTGATAGCAGCGACCAGCGCCGGTGCGTCGGGGTCTTCGCCGTAGTACGCCCCGCCGTCCGACAGGTCGATACTTTCAATCTCGCCGACATTTGACGTCTGGATCAACGCAAACGCTGCGGATTGCTGGGTCTCGCCAGCCCCGAGCGTGAACACGATCTGCCCGCCATCGGTGTACCCGCTGCCGCCATCAACAATCGTGAGCCCCGAGATGGTCCAGTAAGGCAGTCCGCACTCGTCCTCTTCTTCCGTGAGCGTCACGGTGATGTCGGCTCCCGAGCCGCCGGGGCCATCGGCAGTGATGGTCGGCTCAACGCGGGCCAGTGTCGCGTAACCGCTACCGCCATTGTTGACCGTCACGCCCGTGATGACGCCGGCCGCCGTGGTCGGGCTGGCTGTGGCCCCGCCGCCAAAACAAGAATCAAACGACACGAACAAAGCCTGGAACGCCGGGCCGACATCGGGATACCCGTCGAATGTCACCGTCACCGTGTCAGGCAGCTTGCCCGTCGCACACTCGCCGCAAGGGATGTCGCAGCACGGGCTGCACGATGCCCCGAGCATGAAGCCCAGCGGATAGAGCGAGAGGGAGAACGCCAGCACCGCCAGGAGCGGAATGGATGCCGGCTCAATGGATGAGAGCAAACTCCACAGCATTAGTCGCACTCTGCCGCGATGACGTACCAACCGAAGCCGTTATTGCTCACGGCAACCCAGCGGGCAGTACTGGCAGTTTTGGCCGGTATGTTGGCGAAAATGTTGTAGGCGGCCACGGTAAGCGCTGATGCCGTGGGAATGCCGTTTGTTCCAGGAGTCCCGCCTGTAATCGTAATGGTGCGTTGCGACTGCTTGCTCCAAGCGGCCGAGCCGTGCGTGCCCAACATTAGCCGCACGCCGGGGGCCGCACCCTCTGCCACAGGGGACTGGAGCCGGATGGTGTGAGGGTGCTTCTCAGTGGAACGCACCACCCGCCCGATCCGCTTGGCGTCGCCGTCAGAAAAGCCATACGTGGCCATGCGTCACTCCGCGAGGATGATGTACCGCAGATTGGCCGGCGTGCCGTAGCTCCGTGCCCCCACGCTCACGTTGCCGATCAGCGGCAACATGGCAGGCTGACCGCGACGCAGCTGCACGAACTCGTGCAGGTTGGTCCCGTCGTACTTGCCCAAGGCGATGTAGGCGGTGCCCGAGGTGGCAGTCGAAAGATTCCTGAACGAGGCGTAGCCGGCCGTGGTCACGTCGCCCAGGGCAATGGTCTGCACGGCGTTACTACCAACCACGACCACGCCAGAGGCGGCCCGCTGCGTCGTCTGATCGACGCGGGTGGAGTCGGACACGGATTCGTCATAGTTGCCATTCCGCACGGCGAGCGAAAGGCTCAGGGTGATTTCGTTTGCCATTAGATGCCAGCCTCAGTAAAGAATGAAGTGTCCATAATCTCAGACGGGTACGGGTACAGGTAGCGAATCCTTAACTCCGGCGGCTCATCGTTTCCTGTGCCGCTGAACGGCTCGACTTGCCCGTTGCCGTTGAGCGGAACGGGCTTGCTGACGGGATTGCCGGCATTGTCCAGGATGGCCTGCCGCTTGCCGTTTACGATTTGGTTGAAGCCGATGTCGTAGTACTCAATCGACCAGTTGTTGGGCTTGTAAAGAAACTCAACGCTGACGCTCCAGACTTGGTTCTTTGCGTCGAAGTCGGCGTTGTATCCAACGCAGCGAACGGTGTAATCGGCCTTGTTTCCCCCAGGGGCAATGTTGAAAAACCCGATGTTGCACGTATTGACGTAACCATCCAGCGCGTCAAAGTTGGGAGCGAGCACGCGGGTGTTCGTGTACGTCATCCGCAGCAGGGACGTATCTTCTTCCAGACCGTCCACCGGATCGCCGGCCGAGTTTTGTGCCGTCTTTTGGCCGCCGCCAACCTGCGGCTTGCCGTTTGTTTCGGCCAGCGTTTCCCACCCCAACGCCGGCTCAGTCACTGACGTTGTCTGAATCGACCACCGCTGGAAAAACTCCGGCGTGAGCAACTGCGGCTCCGGCAGGCCAGGCCCCTCGGGCTTGCCCACATACCGCACAGACATGACAACTGCGCGTTCGTTGTCTTTGTAGTGCGACAGGTCGCGAGAGTTGACGTACAGATCGATGCCGCCAACCTGAATCAAGTCTTTGAGTCGCGGAAGTCTTTTGTTGCCTAGGTTGGCCCACGTGGCCTGGTTGTCCAGAATGTCCGCGAAAGACGGGTCTTTAGTGTCGGACAGAATCAGAAAATCTTCCGACCCCGTAAACTGTGCATCGCCCTTGTCGCTGAGCGTTTCGGTCAGCTGCAAACTTCGCAAAATGCGGGCGTCAATGATGGCCATGGTTACACCGAGATGCTCGCGAGCCCAAAGCCGCCCGAGGAACTAAGGGAGGAGTTTAGTTCGTCCAGTTGGTCGACCATTTCGCCAGTGTTGTCGGCCGTCTCTTCTGCGGCCTTTACACCATCCTGGCGAGGGTCGGCACCTCGAGCGATGGCGTTACGAAACGCTTCGCCCTCGCCTGTGCCAACCACCATTGCCTGCAACGCCGCACCGCTGGCCCGAATCGCCGGAGCGATGGATCCGGCAATCGTTTGACCTGCCGCCGCTCCAGCTGCGGCTCCTGCTTGCTGCATTTTTGCGGTGACGCTGGAGAACTCGGCATCGAACGCCGCGAACGGGTCCGACATGTTCCGCACGCCATCTGCGAAGTTGTCGGCGGCAGCCTGGCCCCACAGCTCGGCCTCGTCACCGGCGGCAGTAGACAAGCCCGACACGGAGTCGGCAGCGCTACGAAGGCCGGACGACAAGCCCACGTCCATGCCGGGGAGCGCTTCGGCTGCGTCCGCCATCGCGGACAGCATGTTACCGATAGCCTCAGTGACGGCAGAAAACGCCCCAAGGGCTCCCGTGATGAACACGCCAAGGAAAGAAGAAAGCACCTGGAACGCGCCGTAGAGGAACGTCACGGCACCAGCCACGCCTCGAATCGCTTGACCCAAAGCATTGGCCAGCGTTGTGGCCATACTCCAACCGCTCGCGTTGTCGGCAAAGAACTTCACAATCAGGTTGGCAACGGTCGCAATCGCGGGAGCCAACTCAGCCAAGAACTGATTGATGAAACCTTGCGTCACCAAGCTCAGCCTGCCCATGGCATCACCCATAAGCGCAATGCCAGCAACCTGGTCGTTTCGCAACTTGACGCCAAGGTTTGTCATTAACAAATCCATCTCGCCAATAGCGGTGCTGCCTTGGCGGATGAAGTTCAACAAGCCCTGGCCACTCCGGCCAAAAATGTCGATGGCAGCAGCAGCCTGCATGTGCGGAGGCAGGGCAGCGATTCTTTGAGAGATAAGCTCAAACTGCTGGGCGGTTGAAAGACCGGCCATGTCGTTCATCGTCAACCCTAAGCGCTCAAACGCTTTGGTTGCACCTGGCGCGCCGCTTGCCAGTTGACCCACCATCCGGGACGTACGACGCAGCCCGCCGACCATCATCTCCTGGCTGGCACCAGCTTCTTCTGCCACCTTGCCGAGTACCTGAAGTTCGCCGCTGGCAACGCCAAGTTCTTGGCTTAAATCATCAATAACTTCCAGCTCTTTGGCCGCCCGGCCAAAAGCCGCAAAGATGCTGACCAGGCTTGTGAGGATCAGCAGCGGCGCGAGCAGCGACTTAACAGCCACGCTCAACGCTCTAACGCCAATAGACGCCACCGTGGCCGAGCGGCCAGCCCCGACAAAGCCGGCGGCCATGGCAGTCAGCCGGCCGCCGATGCCCTGAGCCTGCCCGGCGAATCCGCCCAGCTGCTTACTGGCTCGGCCCAGCCCAGCGGTCAGGCCGCCTGTGCTGGCCGTGATGGAGACGTTGACGCGACCGAAGTTCTTGGCGGCCATGGCTCACCTCTTGGCCGATTGGAGAATGCGGAACATCTCCTGCGGCGTCTGGCCACGCTTCGGAACCGGCATGAAGTCGTGCGGCTGCATGGCCGGCTTACCCTTGGGACGGTTGCTGTTGTAGTTCTGTGCCATGAGCACCGCGTCCCGTAGCCACTCGTCGCCCCACGGCATCAGCTGAAAGGCGGCCATCCACCGCTCGAGCTGCCACCACGGGATCTGGTCTGCCAATCCTCCTGGCCCTTCGACGTTCCACTCGCCGAGTTGCAACGCCAGCCGGTACAGGAACAGCAGCACCGGCCGGCTTTCTAGTTTTTTGCGGCGTCCTCCAAGGCGTCCGTGTTCAGGCCGTTCAGCTTGAACCCGGCGTCCACGATGGCCTGCACGCTGTCGCTGTCCAACTCGCCTATGGCGTCGGCGTCATTGTCCGTGAACATCCGCGTGCCGTCCTCGTTCACGGCCAGCAGGGCCACGACCTGAGCCCGCACGTTCCGCAGGTTGACCTTGCCGGGGATGCCCCCCGTGACGATTTCCTCAAACCGGTCGCGGTCCCGGGAGGTGAACTTGGCCACATACACCGTGCCCAAGCCCGGAACCTCAACAGGTGCCCGAGGTCGCACGTTCCGCTTGGCCAGAATCTCCTCGCGTGTCAGAGCCACAGTCCGCGCCTCCTGCTGCTTAGATGTTGAGGTTGCCCGACAGCTTGATGGTCAGCGTGCCGGTCATCATGTCGTCCTTCGGGGCCGAAGCCTCAAATGACGATGCGTAGCCAAACGCACTCCAGACGGCAGTCGCAGTCCCGCCGTTGGCAAAGTAGATGTTGCACGCTTGGTTGCTGGCCACGTTGGTCAGGAGGTTGAGCGGGTTGAGCGACGGGTCGTGGTGAATCTCCAGCGACAGCTCGCCCGGGTCGTAGTACTCGCTGGCGATAAACACCTTGCCGCCCGTGGTGAGCAGATGGCTGGCATCGACCACGTCGCGGCTCACGCCGCCGAGCGAGACGCTGTTGACTTTGTAGTGGGTCGCGGCGCTGCCGACGATGGTGCCGAACGCAACGAATGTGCCCTGTCCGATGTCTACTGCCATAGTCTGAGCCTCCTTGCTCAGGGTTCTGCGTATGTAACCTCGACCGAAAGATCTGTGCGGTAAACCGGCAGCTGCTCGCCGCTAGGGGCGATTTCCTGCTGGTCGTCGTCACTCCTCACGACAGCCAGCCGGATGCGGTCGGTCCGCTTGTATTGTAAGGCGGCCTTCACGGCACGCGCGAGGTTTCGCACCTCGAGCAGGGTGGTTGAGATGCAGGAAAACGTGTACGTCGCCCGGATCAGCGAACCCGGCCCGAGGGAGTGCGTAAACGGGTCTTTGAGCTGCGTCTCGCGAGCGAACACGATGCACGGGAACGCCGTGCCCTGCGGGGCCTGCACCTGGTAGATGCGGCTCCCGGCCTGCATGGCGATGTCGGCGTCGGCGGACAGCACCTGGACCAGGGCCTCGTCAATGTGGGTGACGGTTGGCATTACTTGCCCTGCGCCTTTCTGGCGGCTCGCCTAGCGGCCTCGGCCGTCGCCTTATCCAAAGCGCTAACGAGCTCGGTCTGCAGGGCGTCTCGAATGCTGGGCAGCGTGGCGTCGGCCCACGCCGCAAACTTGCCCGTGCCGGCGAAGCCTTTGACTTGGCGGAAGAAGATGCCGCCGTTGTCGCTGGATGTAGCCACCTTGCCCTTTAGGTACGGGTATTTGCTGGCCCGAGACATCGGGACGTTTAGCACCTTGGCGCTCTTGGGACGCCGCACCTTTACGCCGTTCTCAATCCACCAGGCGTGAAAGCCTGACCGGGTGCCGTTCTCGCCCGCCTTGCCACCCCGGCGGAAGCCCAGCACAGCCGTCTGCGTGCGGCCTTTCACCTTGGCCTCTGTCACCACGCCAACGGACCGGCGAAGGTTGCCGGTAGGACCGCGAGCCACCAGCGACTTGACCGTTTTGACGTGTTGCTTCGTGACCTTGTTTACCGAGGCCCGGAGGTACTTCTTTTGCAGCCCGACCGGCAGCGCGGCGAAGCCTTGCAGGACTTCCTTTACCCCGTCGATTGTCATTCCAAGCTGCACGGCCATCAGTCGAGCTTCTCCGTGACCAGCAGCTCATGCTCCTCGCGGCGGCCCCGCTCGACGACCGAGTCGATCTCAAACGTGCGGCCCTCGCTCACAAGCCGCATCTTGGGCTTAAGCCCCGGCGTGTACCGCAGTCGCACTCGGTGCGTCACGGTGCCCTCGGTCTGCAGGCTGGCCACCCGCTCGGCCCCCGACAGCGGCAGCAGGGCAATCCACCGAGTAGCAAACGTGGAGTAGGTGAACGTCGGCTCGCCGATGCTGTTGACGCCCTCGGTGGGCGTCTCAATCGTCGCCTTCTGGTCCATGATGCCGGATTTCAGCATGGCTCATGTCCCGTAGATGACGAGCGTCCAGGCCGACGTGCCGCTGGCCTCGGTGCGAATAACAAACTCTTCGCCTGCCTGCATGCTGCCAGCGTCAGTCACGCTGACGCGGCCGCCAGAGGAAAACGCCTGAGCGCCGGCCTGGTTCTGGCACGACGCCATTGAGCCGGTAGCCGAAAACGCGAAACGCTGAATGATGCCGGCGTCAGTGTCGAAATCTACAATCGCGCCGCTTGCGTCGCGAAACGTCGTAGGCGACGTGGCAACCGTTACGTTGGCTGTGCCGCACGTCCCCGTGACAATCACTGCCCTGCCTGCCGTGTATCCTGTCGTGTCAGCCAGCTGGATTTTCTTGAGCGACTGCACGCCGCCACTCGTGGCCGAGTCGGCAAAGCTCACTTCAACAGCGATCCGGCCTTCAATGCTCATGCGTACTGCTTCCACTTGAGGGGCTCGAGCAGGGCCGCCACGCCCATCGGCACGTTCTGTCCGGCGTTGCCGACAGCCTCACGGTTGGCGTACCAGTGGCCCACGAGCATCTTGATGGCGTGCTTGGCCGGCGTCGGCACGTTGGCAGCACCGCCGTAGCCGGCCAAGTACGAGATCTGCACTGACTTGTCGTCAAGCCTCACGCTTGGCCACACGCTCAGGTACAGCGGGTAAATCAAAGCCGGCACGTGGTCGCGGTCTAGGCGGAACTCCTGGGTTCCAGACTGCGCCCACGTGAGTGTCTGCGTGGCACCGCCCGTGTCCACGTACGAGATAGTCACCGTGGCGCTCGCGGCAGTCGCGTTCAATCGCACTGGCGGGCGCGGAAGCTCAATGCGGGTCCCGAAAAAGTCATCGAACGCCACGGTGTACGTCTTGTCGGCAAAGGTGCGGTCACAGTAGTCCTCGCACCACGTTGTCGCCGCATCGATGAGCGCCCCGATGTAGGCGTCGTCCTCGGTCGTGTCCACGACCCGCAGATGCTCTTTGGCATCCGCCACGCTGATGGGCCGGTCGCCGGTGCCGCTGGCCGTGCTGACGACCAGGCTGCGGTATCGGCTCGCAATCGTGCCGCGGTAGAAAAGGCTCACAGCTTCGGCCTCCGCCCCCGCCGCTTGGGCGTGACCGGCGGGGCCACCGCCACCTCGAGCTCGGCCGGCTCAGGCTGCACCGCGAACCGCAGCTGCGGCTCGTCCTCGACCAGGTCGCCCTTGCCAAACACGACGAGCGAGCGGGCCTGGCCCTTCGGCACCGTGATGACCTGGCCAGCCTTGTAAGCCATGAACGGCCGGCGAATACGCACCTGAACGGTTTCGATGGTCGTGCTCATTTCCAAGCCTGCTCCGGTGCCTTGCCGCCGTGGTCCCAAAACTCGCCGGGGTGCTGCACGAGGCCCTTCATGTTTTTGTCAGGCCACTTGAAATGCACCTCGGCATGCCCAATGCACACCCGGGTGCACACGCCACACTTCACCCCAGCCTCTTGAGCCACCTGCCAGAAGTGGATGTCATCGTCGACCCGCTCAGGCCCCCACTGGCCATCCTTGTCCGGCTTGCCCAGGAACCACGGGTGCGGCATCCGCTTCAGTGCCGCCGCCCTAATCATCGTGAATCCGAAGTGGGCCGTGTTGGCTTTCACGACGTTGTGATAGATGAAGTGGTCCCGCGGGGCCTCCACGAGCCGCTGGCCGTCCTCGCTCGCCATGGTGAAGAGCGGCTCGTCGGAGCGGCGCTTCATCTGCAGGGCGGCCACCACGTCGTAATCGCTGGCCGTAGCGTACGTCAGCATCCGTGGGACGGCGTCGCCCTCAAAAATGGTGTCGTAGTCGAGCGTCAGGATCCACAGCGGCGGGGCCTTGGGATCCTCGTCCAACTCAATCATCTCGGTCAGCACCCGCTCGAGGCACTGGCCCCAGAAGGCCCCCTCCAGCCGCACCGGCGAGATGCCGTAGGGAATGAGCCCACGGGGCCAGCAGAACATATGGTCCTGCCAGCCGAGCCTGGGAACCGACATCGCGCACATGACGCGAACCGGCCCGGAGCCTGTGTCCAATACGGCAGGGTTAATCCCTGCCACCGGTGACGCCGCGCCCACGGCATCCTCCTTTGGTTGGAGAATCGTCAATCAGCCAGAACTACTTGACCACCAGCGTGACCACGTTGGCGTCAGCTGCCGAGTCCACGCCAGCCTCACCCTTGCCCAGGCGAGCCGCCACGACAACCGTGTTGTTGGTCGCGTTGCTGGTCGCATCGGCCGCCGGGGTAACCGCCACCTGGAGGTACCGCTTGAGGGCCTTGGTGGTCAGGTTGAACCGAGTCACGTTGACCGTGGCCGTATTGGCCACAGCGCCGACCGTGTAGTCGGTGCCCTGCACCAAGCCGGTGATCGCGGCGTACGAGCCATCCGTGTCGGAGTGCTTGACGCTGACCACGCTCGGGGCCGAGGTGTTCGCAATCGACCGATAGCCCACGTCGATGCTCACCGCATCGAAGCCGAGGCAGTCGATGGCCACCGTGTGAGTGCCAGCCGAGGCAACGCCAGCGGCAGCGGACAGGCTCACGACGCTCTTCGTGTTCGCTACAGGGTCCATTGTTCAATCACTCCTTGTGGATGTCAGAAGGTCAGAGCGTGAGAGCCACCACCGGGCCAGCCGTCGAGGCATCGCCCGCGTCCGAAGTCACGACGTCGAAACGGCAGAGCCCCTGCAGGTAGGTCTGGTCGAACTCAATGAAGCGATCCGTCGAGGCCCGGATGGCGATCTGCTGCCGCAGCCCGAAGTGAGTCGCCAGCCGCAGGTTGCCGAACAGGCACACGACCTGGTTCGCCGTGGGGGCCGTCCGCATGCTGTTGTTGAAATAGACGGGATAGCCCATGAACCGCTGCTCGCTGGCACCGCCGGAGAGCTCGGCGGCAGACACGCCACCGGCACCCAGCATCAGGGGCAGCATCACCGTGCTGTAGACCTGCGGAGTCACGTACCAGCCGGCACCGGCCCGAGCGTAGCTGGGCAGCTTGCCGATGGTCTCGGCAAAGTCGTCCACCGTGATGGCCGAGAGCGAAGACTCACCGCTGTCGTTCTTGCCAGCGGTGAGCGTCTCGTTCTCGAACTTCCACTGGATACCCCGGATGCCGCCGTGGGTCGAGGTGCCGTCGCCAGCGAAGCCAGCGTCGTCGATCTTGCGAGCCAGGGCCAGGCCGAACTCCTGAGCGACCAGGTCGGCGAGGTTGATGGCCGAGTCTTCAATGAGCGAGTTAGGAATGCGGGTCGCAACCCGGCAATCCTTGCTCGACAGCATCACGTTGTCGGTCGCCATGTCCGACACGGTGGTCTCGGTGTTGTCGCTCACGAAGTAGGCGGTGTTGCCGCTGACCCGACGCGGGATGTAGAGCGTGTTGCTCGACATCGGAATTACGTTGGCCTGCGACGGGATGGCACCGAACTCGTCAACCAGCCGAATGACGGTGGCAGCGAAAGACTCAGGGATGAACACCCCGCCCTTGCTGTTGTCGTCGCTCGACAGGGCGCGGCTCTCGACGTTCCGCTCGTACCACGCACGATCCTCGGAGCGGCCAAAGACGTAGCCCTTGAGCCACCGGCCGCAGATCTCGGCGTCGTCCGCGCTCTTGAACGCACGAAGCCGGCCGACGTGCTGCATCTTCCGAGTGACGG